TCACTTAGTTTTAGGAATTTTAGGGTATAAGGAAATGTTAAAATCATCGGGGGATCCGTGCCAGCGACCGTTTATTTCCTTTAGATATACAACTTTATCAATTACAGATTTCAGCAGTTCATTTTTTTCTGCCGCATCGGCTGCACGACCGTATTCCTCAAGCACTTTTTCCGCTTTTGGAATCAGCTCATTTTTGCTTTTTTCTGCAGCTTTGCAATTAGCAATTTCCGTCTCTATCGTTTTAATACTTTTTTCCAGAGCATTAATTTTTTGGTCGATAGATTTTGATCGTTCCAAAAAGACGGAAGTAGTATATACCCCCTGCTCCAACAAATCATAGATTTTGCTTTTTTGCTTGCTTACTTTCTCAAAATCTTTTTTTAGGGATTGCAAAGTCTCTGATTTAGACTTGATTTGATCGATACCGGACTGTTTATTTACGGTAACGCTGTAATTAGTCAGCCATGTTTTGAGCGCATCAAGGATTTTATTTTCGACGAGGGAGAGCGGGGCACTAATATTATGGCATCCAATGGTAGGGCACATCAGGGTATCGGGATAGTTTCTGTTTGTGTATGGTCGACGCACCATTTTATGGCCGCATTTTCCGCAGACTACCAATCCGGCAAGAGGATTCTTTACCTTACTGTATTTGGGACATGTATGTGGAGGATTTTCTTTTAATTTTTCCTGCACGATTTTCCATGTATCATTATCAATAATGCCATCGTGCAATCCGTCGGCCATAACCCAATTTTCAGCGGATTCTCGAGGACGCTCTTTTATAATGGTTCCCCCTTCCATGTGCTTTTGAGAGGGCCGAAAATTCCAGCGTATTTTTCCAATATAAACTGGATTGCTTAGCATTCCTCTGATAGTACTGACGCCCCAAGTTTTACCTCTTTGCGGACTTACCCCCATATTGTTTAATTTTCTTGTGATTTTAGCGATTCCGTATTTTTCAATGTGGCCGTCCGCCGACTTGTTTCCATAAGCATACAGTTCAAAAATCATTTTGACAATTTGAGACTGAGAGGAATTTTTGACAAGCGTAAATCCTTTATCGTTTTTTAGTTTCTCTCTATCATAACCATATGGGGAGCGGCTCCCAACAAATTTTCCCTCTTTTACAGATGAGATTCTGCCGCGCTGCAGCCGACGATTGATCGTTTTATATTCGCGGCGGCTCATAAATAATCCAAATTCAAAATATTCCTCATCGTATTCATTGGTTGGATCGTAAATTTTTAAAGGAGTGACTATTTTAGTATTGCTGAATTTAAAAGTTTGAGCAACGATTCCTTGATCGATAGTGTCGCCACGGGCTAAACGTTCAACTTCTACTACCAGTACGCCTTCCCATTTTCCTTTTTCTACATCGGAGAGGAGCTGCTGCATGACTGGACGCGATACAATCGTTTCGCCGGAAACAATTTCTTTATATTTATCAGTAATGTTTAGGTTTAGTCTTTTGCTGAGATCCATCAATATCTTTTCATGGCGGGCAAGAGTTTCGCCTTCACCGCGTGCTTCCGCTTCCATGTCGGCTCTTGATTTTCTTAAATACATACAGTATGCCATTTTTTCACCTTCTCAATATGTTTGTCACAAGAATCATGGAGCGGCAAATTTTTAATTAATATCCAAAAGCTTCTTCATCACTGCAAGTAAACACATTGATTGTCATGGATTTATCTACCGGAGTATAGTTTTCCCCTTTTATATTAAATCCTTGTGTTTCTCCAGATCCTAAAGAATAGCCGTCCATAACAAAACCAACAATATTTCCATCTTTATCCCGAATGTGAGCAAATACCCATACCTTTGATAAGTCATTTGAGCCATTGTTTTTAATTTTTCCGCTGACTATAGCGTCTCCATCCTTCGAAGCAGATAATACTGGATCGATAACTTCCACATCGGTTAAAGTTTTGCCATGATAATTTTGGTATGAAAAATGCAGTTTATCATGGTCCAAAGCGGAATCAGGAATATTGTCTTTTCCGGTCGCCGAAGCAAGAGCTGCTGATGCATTTTCGGATATTACGGCGCTTTCTCCGGGTTTGATTACAGCTGGGCGTGCATAGCGTAAATTAATATTACCCATAAGATTATCGTCAGAATCATATACATCGAGATTAGGATTACTGACTGTAACAGGATCATTGCTTGTGTTTTTAAGTTCTGCAACATACATGGTAGGATCACTTTTTTTAGTTGGATTATGTACTTTTATAAATTTTTCAGAAACTATTTCTATGGGGCATACCTTAGCAGCAGTACTTGCAGCTTTTGAAGAATTAGACGAACTTCCACATCCTGACAAAGAACATACGACCATTGTTGCGGCCATCAATACAGCCAAAATCTTTTTCATAAAAATTCCTCCTAAACTAATGTAAAAACACATACAAAAACTAATATATACCAATATATTCCAACTTTCAACATATTAATCCTAATTATTGGGTTACTTTGACTGTCATGTCCCAAAAATGGGACATGAGATTTAAAAAAGCATATATATTATATTTTTATGGTTGATTTGTGCGAATGTACGTTCTATAATAAAAAAGCTACCGGAACAAATGTGCGGATTCTTGGAGATGGAAATACGTGGACGATCAAAACTATCAGAATGAAATTATTCAAATGGTACGAAAAATTGATGATCCTATAAAGTTGAGGAGAATATTAGATCTAGTTTCCTATTTGTTTCACAAATAAAAAAGCGCCGACTTAATTGTCGGCGTTTTCTTTTTTATCAGGAAGATTCTTGTGTACTTCTTGAATTATTTTATATAGTGTTTCCCATTCGGAATCATCCAACTTGGCGAAGGCTTTAAAAACGGCCTTCGCCGTTTCATTTTCTCCTGACATAATTCGATCAAACACGGCAGTAGTTGCCGTATCGTCGTCAAGAAACATATCGCCGACACCATCGATTAACCATGCGTGGGAGACGTTAAATTCCCGGCAAATAGATAAAGCCATCTGTTCAGTAATATTGCGTGTTCCCTTTTCTAATTTGGATACGCCACCTCCGGTAATTCCTAAACGCTTGGCAAATTCATCTTGTGTAAGGCATAGTGCTCTGCGCAATTCCTTTATACGTTCGTTCATATTTTCACCTCCTGTACTTATAATAGCATAAAATTGTACTAAGTCAAGAAAAAAGTATTGACATTTTGGACTAAGTACGGTATTATTTGTACAGAGGACAGGAAAGAGGTGACAAAGTATGACAAATCAATCAATTAAAGAACTTTCGGCAGAAGCTTTTACCAAACTTTCAGCGGCCGGCAAGAATTACATTGAGGGCTATATGCGTGGATATCTTATGGCTCATCAGGCAGATAAAAAGATCAATCGTAACCCGGAGCCGGAACGAAAGTCCGCATAACAGTGAACCATTAAAAGAAAGGAAGTGAAACATGAAATCTTTCATGTACTTGCTGGGCTTTTTGCTTGGTGCTGCTGTTACTTATTTTGTAATAACAAAGATGATACTACCGTAACCAAAATACCGGAAGCAAATCCAGAAATGAATTTAAAAAAGTGTTCTTTTATAAAGGATATATTTTTATCGTGCTTATCAGAAAAATATGTAATTCCGCTTTCGCTGACAGTAGCATAGTAACCATTATCACCGGAACTTTTGAGTTCGATTAATCCTTTTGCCTTTAAAAATTTCAAATCTCCGAAGGAAATGGACTTATCAATTGAATCGCAAAAAACCATTTCTGGATGAGAATTTGAAAAGTCAATTAGTTTTTTTAGAGTGCGTTCATAAGATTTCATTTTGATTTACCCCCAATTATCACAATTGTATATCGGTAATTGGAAATTTGCAACGAAAAAGGAAAAACATCAAAAGAAAAGAAAGTGAAAATGATAAAATCTTTAACCAAATTAGTTAGAAAGCCGGACAATCCGGTCTGCATAAACATATAGAGAGGTGATGGAAATGATTAAACAGCCGGATATTGGCGGGAATGTTGTAGAGGATTATTACTTGGGAAATACGCATGTATTAATTTGCGATGATGCCTACCGGGGGAAATCACAGGAATATTATCAGCGTGTATTGGATGATGCTGCCAGAGCGGCTACCAATATAGCAATACACAATCAAAAAAGGAGTTCAGAAAAGAATGGTTGAAATAGGAAACGAAATTAATTTCCGAGTAGACAGAATGGAGCTTAAAGAAATTGTAAATCAGCTTAATGAAATTCGCAGAAGAGAAGGATCACAGAAACTTATTGTGACTATCAGTGCAGATAAAGCGGAAGTGACCGTGGAGCAGGGGAATGATTGCAAAAGTCATGTCAGCTTAATGGAAGACTGTAAAAAAGCATGTGACGAATTTGCGGTCGCCATGGAGACAGCCAGAGCGGCCGCTGTCGTGTTTGAGCAGCAGATGATGGCAATGAGAGAGCAAGGGTTGCTATGAGTCCGTTGTCGATAGCAATTGCAAAAGGGGTAACGATCGCAGTTATCGTGTTTGCGCTGGTTGAAATAGCAGTGTTGATACATCAAATACGGAAGGATTGATTATGACAGCAATCTATAACATTGGTTTGCTTACAATCATTCTGCTGGTGGCTTCTGTAATTATTTGGGCGGTTCGCAAAGCATGGAGCGATTACAAGCAGGAAATCAACAAAGCGTGGAGTGTGATTATCGGCAGGAGATCAGCAATCGTGAGAGAGTCAAGCAAAACCGGCAAAGTATGCACCCCGGAAAATATTATTAAAGGAGGACATCCAAAAATGGATATGTCGGGATACGATTATCATCCGGTGGACGGAAATCCGAAGAATGGGTTTTATGCGGTGCCTCTTGGAAGAGGAGAGTATAAATGGGACGGTTCAAAAATTGTAAAAAAAGAAGAAAAAGGCAATGAAAAATAAAATTCCGGATCCGTGCATCCCATGTCGGTGCCGAGAACATCATCATTGCCCCGGAGCGGTTGACACTTGCGGAAAAGTGAGAAGATATAAAGAAAACCGTATAAAAGTAAATCTGATTAACTATGCAGGAGAGCAAATTGAAAAATATCGGAGAGCGACAAAAGGACTAAAAAATTAGCGCTTGAGTGTCCACAAAACACCCAAGCGCTCGCTTGTACAGAGAAATAACTTACATATTTATTTTACCGTACAGGCCGAGAAAAGTCAAGTATCGCGGGGCCTAAAGCGACCCCGTTGACTACTTGTTAAAAGTATTAACTTGTCGACCAAAAAGGACGAAAAAAGAAAGGGCTGTACGAAGTGCCGTATATCAAAGAGACGTGTTATTCCGGAAAGGTGATTGAGGTGGTGAAAAAGTTTTCTTCCAGATATCATAAGCCGGGAATCAAACGTGGGAAGAATACAAAGCCAACAACCGAAGAAGTGCAGAATATCAACAAGCGGCATGCTGAGACCAAATTAAGACGGATCATCAATACAAATTTTGGAGCGGGAGATTATCACATTGTTTTGACCTATAAGCCGCAGAAGCGTCCAGACCTTGAAGGAGCCAAAGAATGTATTTCAAAGTTCCTCGGAAAAATGAGGATAAGTTATAAAAAATCCGGTAAAGAACTCAGATACATAGTGGTAACGGAAATCGGAAAGAAGGGAGCAATCCATCATCATTTAGTGATCAATGCCGGAAGCGGAAAAGAGATTAGAGGGGCGTGGCCATATGGAGGGGTACACATTACTCTGTTGGACAATACCGGACAGTACGGATTGCTTGCAGCTTATTTAATAAAACAGGTGGACAAGCTGATTCGGGAAAAAGAATATCCATGGGGAAAACGATGGTGCCAAAGCAGGAATTTAGAGAAGCCGAAAGTAGTAACGGAAATAGTCAGTGCCAATAGCTGGAGGAAGCCGCCGAAAGCGAAGCAGGGTTATTATCTGGAAGATGAAAAAATCAGAAGCGGAGATTGTTTCGGATATGAGTATCTCTTTTACAGCATGGTGTTTCTGGAAAAGACGGGGAGGAGAAGGCTTTGAAAAAGGACGAGCTAAAAGAGATTGTAAATGAATCGATGGAGCGGGCAATAGGAACGGCACAGTCTCAAAATCCGCTGGAAGCGTGGACAAAATTTATTGACACACTGGATTTATCTGGAAGAAAGCTGATTGGAGAACAGCTGAGGAAAGCTGAAAAGAATCAATATACGGGAGAAGAGATGATAACCGAAAATTGCACATTGACGATATAAGCTGCTTAGGTCCTGCTGTGAGAAAAGAGTTGGAGCGGCAGATAGCAGAAAGACAAAAGCAGCAGACCCGAAAAGAAAATTGCAGAAAAAAGCCGCAGAGCGATTTTGACAGTAAAGCGGAGGAGAATTTTTATTACAGTGATGTATGGCCAAAGATTCAGCGGAAAGAAATTGTAAACTGTGAGCTGCACAAAACGTTCCTTTTGCTCCCCAAAAGTGAGTATTGCGGAATCAAATTACATAAGGCCGAGTATACGCCGGATTTTATCTTAACGTATAGAAACGGAATGATAGAAGTGATCGAAGTAAAAAGCAAGGTGATCAGGAAACTGCAGCGGGATTACATATACAGGCGTCGGCTTTTTATTGATAAATATGCTCGGCCAAACGGATGGGCGTTTCGAGAGATCATGGTGAAGTGATGAAAAAGAAAAAAGAGAAAAAAGCGGTTGATCCCAATAGTCCGAATGCCAGGGCAGAAGTCCTTAATGGGATAGCAAAGCAAAGATATCCGGATGTTTTTAAATTACCGAAGAACGAACAGAACTATGTAAATGAGGTTAGCAAAGTAATCAAAAAATACCGGAGCGGCCTTATTTGTGAAGAAGAGTTAAGGGCATGGCAGGTAATGGCACAAATATCACATCTGCAGAAGCCAATATAAATTATGGAAGAGAGGGCGTGACAAAATGGCCACAGAAGAGGACCAGGCAAAGAAGCAGTGGCTAAACAGATATAAATTAATAGGGGAGGAAATAAAGAGACTGGAAGAAGAAAAGCAAAGATGGTTTGAAATTGCGACGAAGCGGAACCAGGTGATTACCGGAATGCCGCACGGGAATAACGGAGAAAACAGATCACAGATCGCACTCGATAAAATTTGGGAAATAGAAGTGGAGATCGATAAAAAAATAGATCAGCAGATCGATGCGAGGAAAGAAATAGAAAGAGCAATCGTCTCGATACCGGATGAGGTTCAAAGGATCATTATGCTGCATCATTACATAGACGCAATGACTTTTAGAGAGACCGGAGAAGAAATGCATTATTCGGAGCGGCATGTAAGAAGGCTTCATAAAAGGACGTTGAAATCTATAAGATGTCCTTGAATGTCCGGTTTTCAGTGCGTTATGATGTAAGCTGGGAATAAAAGGGGGTGAGAGAAATGAATATCTCACAAGAGAAGCTCGATTGGCTGAAATCAATCGGTGCAAAAAGATTTGAACGTCCTATAAATTGGAGTGCAAATCACGGTACTGAGTTATATTCGGACGAATTCTCCCTGAAACTCCGTTGGAAGTTTTAAAAGCAAAGTATGTTGAATAAAAAATAGTGACTTCGTGTTATCCCGCAGTGGCTGATATGTGAGGTCAAACTAACTGAGACTGGGATTATTAAGTACAAAAAAAGCATAGTGCCCGCTAAATATAGCGGACACTATGCTAGCTAAAATTAGCAGCGATTGCAAACTGGTCCACAGCAGTAGCACCAACAACCGCGGAAAGCATTCCAAACCCATCCACAGCGCCAGCACCGGCGGCAGCACCGACAACAGCATCTACACCACATATATACGTACCTCCTTTTGTTGGGATCATTATACTATATGCGGTCGTTACAATACTCGTCAATATTCGCTAAGTGAATGCTTATTTCCAATTCTTTTGAAAATCATATAATGGAAGCAGGACAACTACAGTTTTCGTTTATATCCAGTAATCACTTAGCATCCTTTGGTTTCCTTAGCTGGTACTGTTTTTAAGGAGGTGACACCATGATGCCATGTGATCATTGCCCGCAAAATAACCTTAATAAGACCGAGTGCTCAGCTGTTCTATCCAGCAAAAGGCTGACTTGATGATGATTGGTCATCGCCATTCGGGTGGTGATTTCTAAATGACGAACCCGTTTTATTTATCGTCTGCATGGCAGCACAAAAGGAAACAGATCCTTCGGAGAGATCACAACGAGTGCGTGATCTGCAAGAGCAAGGGACAGCATAGCAGGGCGGTGATCGTGCATCATGTAAAGCATCTGGATGAATACCCGGAGTTGGCACTGTCCGATTACTATCAGGATTCGGACGGAACTCTTCACAGACAACTGATATCGGTATGTAGATTTTGTCACGAGACAGTTTGTCATCCGGAGCGGATGCCGGTGCGCAAAAGCAAACCGCTGACGAAGGAAAGATGGTAACCCCCCATCAAATAAATCGCGTTTTAAGATGTTGATTCCTACTCGCATAAGGGTTTAAGACAGTTTCGACCTCGCACGCGCGTGAGGAAAAAATTGAGGCAGAAAGGAAGTGACCACATGAGCGTTAAAAAAATAAAAGAGTCGCTGATCCAGCAATTACAGCTATTTGGAGCGGATGTTGACGTGTATAAGTCGATGGTGGATGATTATTGCTGGCTATGGAAACAAGAGCATGAAATGCAGGCAGATATTAGGAAAAATGGCCGCACTTATACGGCTACATCTGCCGCCGGCAAAACCTACGACAAGGAAAATCCATCCGTAAAGAACGCGCTGCTTTATAGTAAACAGATGGTGTCCATCCTAAGCGCATTAGGCGTTAATCCTAAAATTGTAGATTCACAGCAAGATGACGAAGATGAGTTGTAACAAGATCAATCCGCATGTTTTAGCGTACATGGAGGAAGTCGAGTCCGGAAAGATCAGGGCGTGCAATGAGCAGCATTTGCTTATTAAACATATCAGGAAATGTTTTGAGACCGAGGATATTTATATCGACGATGAGCAGCTGGAACACTATCTGCACCAGGCAGTTTACTTCCCGTTCGAAAAATTGTTTCCATGGGAGGAGTTTATAACCGGTCTGCATCTGTGTACTTACTGGAAAAGCAACAAAATGCCGAGGTGGCCCGATCTGTTCTGCCTGATCGGCAGGGGAGCGGGAAAAGACGGTTATATCGCATTCGAAAGCGATTGTCTGACGTCCCCCTATAACGGAATTCATGCGTATGATGTTGATATCTGCGCAAACGATGAAGAGCAGGCCATGCGCCCGGTAAAGGATATTGTAGATGCGTTTGAAAATCCAAAGTATATCAAAAAGCTCAAACGATATTATTACTGGACAAAGGAAAATGTGATCTGTCTGAAAACAAAGTCTCATATTACCGGGCATACAAGTAATTTTAAGACCAAAGATGGACTGAGATCCGGAGCGGTCATTTTAAATGAGATCCATCAGTACGAAAATTACAAACTGATCGCGGTATTTACGACCGGACTCGGAAAGAAAAAGCATCCGAGACGCGACTATTTTACGACAGACGGAAACGTTAGGGACGGTCCTCTTGACGATCTCAAAGAAAAAAGTGAATTGATTTTAACTGGGGAGCGGCCTGATAATGGCTTGCTTCCTTTTATTTGCAAACTAAACAAGAAGTCGGATGTCGATGATCCGAAAAACTGGGAGATGGCGAATCCATCTCTCCCGTACCGCCCGGATCTGATGATGGAGATCCAGAAGGAATATAGGGACTGGAAAGAACGGCCGTATCAGCTCTCCGACTTTATGACGAAAAGAATGAATCTTCCGCAGTCGGCGGAAGCGGCCCCGGTAACAGAATGGGACAACATTAGTGCGACCAATCGACCGCTGCCGGATATGACCGGCTGGCAATGCACAGTCGGGATCGACTATGCATCTTTGAGAGACTGGGCGTCGGTCGACTTCCATTTTAAGCGGGATAACTTGAGGTACGATATCAGCCATTCGTGGATCTGTTTACGATCGCCGGAACTTAACCGGATACGCGCTCCGTGGAACGAATGGAGCGAAGTAACGCCTGTTGATGAGGTGGAGATTTCCCCAGATCTTCTCACGGAATACATTGCAGAAACGGGGAAAAAGTATTACATCAGAAAGCTTGCATGCGATAATTTTCGCTTTGCACTGCTTAAAAATTCGCTTCTGAAAATTGGATTCGATACGAAAAATCAGAAGAACATTTATCTTCTAAGGCCGAGTGATGTGATGAGAGTACAGCCGGTAATCGACAGCTGCTTTATCAATCACTTGTACACATGGGGAGATACGCCATCGCTCAGGTGGGCGACAAATAACGCAAAACTTGTCAGGTCTGGCCGTAAAGACGGAACAGATACTGGCAATTTTTATTATGCGAAGATCGAAGCAAAGAGCCGGAAGACGGATCCGTTTATGGCGCATGTTGCATCGATGGCGGTTGAAGATGAAATTCAGCCGCCGATTCCAAAGAACGCTCCAACACTTGGAGTCATTATAGGATAGGAGGAAAATAATGGCGTTTAACTTTTTTAAGTGGCTGTTCGGGAGCAGAGATTCTCCGCAGCCGGTAACAGGAGATGAATTTTTCGACCTGCTTTCTGACAACTATATCCGCGAGCTGGCGTTTGAATCCTGTGTCAATTTGGTTGGAAATATCGTCAGTAAATGTGAGATCAAGACCTATTTCGGAGGGGAAGAGGTAAAAGGCCCCGAATATTATCTCTGGAACTATGCGCCCAATCAAAATCAGAACAGCACTTCCTTTTGGCATAAGCTAATTTATCAGCTCTACCATAACAGGGAAGCTCTGGTGATCGAAAATGACGGAAAGCTTTATGTAGCGGACAGCTATAGCCGTAAAAAGTATGCACTCTACGATGATGTGTTTTCTCAGGTGGCGATCGATGATTTTACCTTTCATCAAACGTTCACGGCATCAAATGTTTTGTTCTTTGAACTGACCAATCAGGATATGAAGCAGATCGTCGATGGATTATATCAGTCATACGGGAAATTGATTCAGTATGGAATGAAGGGCTATCAAAAATCACGCGGAGAAAAAGGAACGCTGGAACTGGACGCAACGGCCGCCGGTGATGAGCAGTTCATAAAAACCTATGAAGATATCAAAAACAAAGGCTTTAAGACCTTTGCAGAAGCTGAAAATGCGGTATTGCCCCTTTATAAAGGGATGAAATATACACCTACTTCCAATAAAACATACAGCTCCGACACGACGCGGGATATCCGCGCAATGATCGACGACGTGACGGACTTTTATGCGAGGGGATTCGGGATTCCGGCGCCCCTGTTAAACGGAAGTGTGCAGGATGTGTCCAGTGCTACAGACCAGCTTTTAACGTTCTGTGCGGACCCATTGGCAGATAACCTTGCGGAAGAGATCAACCGAAAACGGTATGGCGTCTCTGATTTTCAGAAAGGAAACTATCTGAAAATTGATACCAGCTGTATCAAACATGTCGATCTGATCGAATCCGCAGCCAATATCGATAAGCTGATGGGCTCGGGTGTCTTGTGCGTGAATGATATTCGCGTGCTGATTGGACAGCCGATCATCCCCGAAAAGTGGGCGTACCAGCATTTCATTACAAAAAATTATTCTGCCATTGTAGATGCTTTGACAGAACTTTCAGGAGGTGAAAAGGAATGAAAAAGTATTATTCGCTCGTGTCGGACGATCAGAGCGGAGTCGCAGATCTCTATATCTTTGGGGATATTGTAGACGCATGGAACACCGGGCTTGATGAAGCGTGGGATATGGATCTGGGAGAAGTTTCCGGACTGTCCATCGTGAAAGAGCTCAAAGAACTAAGCGCCAGTCAGATCAACGTTCATATCAACAGCTGCGGCGGCTACACGTCGGAAGGACTGACGATCTACAATGTTCTAAAAAATCATTCGGCGAAAATCATCACCTATTGTGATGGATTCGCGTGTTCGGCGGCGTCTTTGGTATTTATGGCAGGGGATGAGCGTGTTATGGGGGATGCGTCTGTATTGATGATTCACAATGCGTGGAGCGGCGTGCAGGGGAATGCGGCACAGCTCAGACAGCAGGCAGATATTCTCGAACAGATCTCAAAAGCTGCCGGGAATGCTTACGCAGGGAAAGTCAATATCAGCCGGGAAGAATTGGACGCGATGCTCGATGGAGAGAATCACGAAGGAACCTGGATCTTGCCGGAGGATGCGGTAAAAATGGGCTTTGCGACAAAAATTGCAGAGGAAGATTCCAGCAACATTGCGAACCAGTCCGTCATGAAACAGATCATGCAGAAGGTAACTAAAAAGCCGCAGCAGAAAGAAGAACCCATAACATTTGATTATGACAAAATGGCGGAGATCGTTTCTGCAAAGCTGATCCAAAAATCAAAGCAGGAGTTTACTGCAAATTCCCCCAAAATGGGGATCTCGAATTTTTTAAATGCGCTTTCGCGCAGAGAGGAGCAAAAATAAATGAAAAATCTTGACACAAAACAGGAGAACCGAAATAAGATTCTCCAAAAAATGACCGATGCGATCCGTGCAAACGATGGAGCGGGTGATCCGGATGCGTTCAGCGAAGCATTTAATGAGCTGGCCTTGGATATTCAGAGCGGCCTCCATGATCAGATCGCAGAGCTGACAGCACGCAACGATCAGGCGGCGCTTGCAGCTCGGGGAGTGCGGGTGCTCACTTCCGAAGAAAGCAAATATTACAGTGCAGTGATCGAGGCCATGAAGGGCGCAGAGCCGCGCCAGGCAATCGCAAATATCAATGTAGTGATCCCGGATACGGTGATTAATTCCGTATTTGAAGACATTCAACAAAATCATCCGCTTTTGTCTGCAATCAACTTCCAGAATACCGGCGCACTTGTAAAGATGCTGCTTTCTACCAATGACGGAGTCGCGGCATGGGGTGCCTTGGGGGATTCCGTTACCAGCGAATTGTCCGCAAGCTTTGTTGAAGTGGATTTGCTGGCAGGGCAGCTGACTGCATTTATTCCAGTCGCAAAATACATGTTGGAACTTGGCCCCACATGGATGGATACTTATGTGCGCACGCTGCTTTCGGAGGCTATGGCAACACAGCTTGAAGCTGGGATTGTAGACGGAACCGGCAAAAATCAGCCGATCGGGATGGACAGAAAGTTATCCGGTGCAACGGACAGCGTTTATCCGCTGAAGACCGCGACAAAAATTACCGATCTATCGCCTACTACATTCGGTATGATCCTTGACAGCCTGTCTACGGATAAAAATGGAAAAAAGCGTGCAGTGAACAGCATTATTATGGTAGTGAATCCGTCCGATTATTTTACGAAGGTGTTCCCTGCGACAACGCCCCGCACAACGGACGGCGGCTTTAATCATGATGTGTTTCCGTTCCCGACCACCTGTATCCAGTCTCCGGCGGTGCCTTCTGGAAAAGCTGTTTTTGGACTTCCTCAGAAATACTTTATGGGCTGCGGAATCGGCAGTAACGGCGGTAAATTGGAATACAGCGATGATGTGAAATTCTTAGACCGTCAGCGTGTCTACCTTACCTATCTCTATGGCAACGGCCGCGCGCTCGACGAAAACGCTTTCTATCTTGCCGATATTTCGGGATTGAAACCTTATGTGAAACAGGTCGAAGTGACGAACACTGTCAGCACGAAAGCATCCGCCTGATAAGGAGGTGTAACGGGTGAGTGAATCGATAAGAGACGCAAAAGAACTGCTAGAAGACGCTGAAAACTATCTTGATATCACGTGGAGCGATGAAGGAACAGACAAAAAGGTAACTGGAATTCTCACCCGCGGAATTGCATATCTGGATCATGTTGCAGGATTGGAACTTGATTATGCTGAGGGAAATGCCGCAAGGCAGCTCCTTTTTGATTATGTCAGATATGTCAGGTCGGACGCATTTCATGATTATGCAGTGGATTATGGACCGGAACTGCTTTCGCTCCATATCAGCGGTGAGGTGACGCAAAATGGAAACACAAGTGCTCAATGATGGGATCGTAACGATTTATCGGAGTGAAAATATTGCGGATGTAGGGGATATGCCGAAATGGAATCTGGTAAAGACCGGGGCGCTCCGGTATCATCGCCGCACGATCGGTGTGCAGAGACTGTATCTTGCGAAGCAGGCAAATACGCAGGTGGACTTGCTTTTAAGGTGCCAGTACCGTCCGGAAGTGAAAGCGGGCAATGTTGCCGTGCCGACACAGGACGGGGAGAAATATAAGATTACGGTCATACAGATCCCAGAGGACATTTACCCGCCGGTCATGGACTTGACGCTTGAAAAGTTGGAAGGAGATAAAGATGCTTGACCGCGTAAAAAATGCTTTGAGATCGTGCAGCAGCAATGTACATCACTATAGTGGAACAGGTGCAAGTGCACCTTATATCGTGTGGGCGGAAGATTCCCGAAATGATCATTACTCCGAGAATCATCACGGAGAAAAGGTATGGAGCGGAACCATTGATCTGTTTTCCAAAGATGAAGATGATCCGCTGCGGGATCAGATCGAAGATGCGCTCGACGAAGCGGGAATCAGCTGGTATTTAAATTCCGTGCAGTATGAGGACGATACCGGGTTGATTCACACCGAATGGGTGTTTGAGGTGAGCTGATGAAAATACAGTTAAAAGGTATGGACGAATACATTTTAAAGCTTACGGCACTTGAGAGTAAATCCGATGAGATAGCAAAAAAAGCATTATATGAAGGGGCTAAAGTGATAGCAGATGCGGTGAAAGAAAACATTAAAACTCTTCCTACAGAAAAGGCCAAATGGCTGGATAACAATAAGGGCGAAAAGTATAATGTCTGCACTCCACAGCAAAAAGATGCGATATCTAATGGATTGGGAATCACGCACATGGAAAGTGATGCAGATGGATTCAATCTAAAAGTCGGTTTTGATACCGGGTATGTAATGTATTCTGGGAACAAGTATAAATTCACGAAAAAGTATCCAAATGGAATGCCGATTCCCATGTTAGTGAGGTCTATCGAACACGGTTCCAGCGTTAGACAGAAGCACCCATTTGTACGCCCTGCAATTACTAGTCACAGAAAAGAAGCAAAATTAAAGATGCAGGAAACAGCAAGCGAAGAAATACAAAAGATAATGAAAGGATGATATAAAATGCCTAAAACAGGTTTGTCGCGCCCATATGTGGCGTTACTGAACGATGCGTCCGGGAGTCCCAAATATACCGGACTCACACGCGCGGAGCGGGCTGTCAAATACAGTATTAAAACAGAGGCGTCGGAGAGTAAAAACAATAGCTTTTATTCCGATAATGTGATTTCTGAATCCGATGTCGGGACTGCAGTAGTGACCGGAGGAACTGTAACGCTCGAAGTCGACGGCCTCGGCTATGATACTTCTAAGCTGATCCTCGGTATCGACGAAAAATCGATCACGATTGCAACTAAGGAAATTAAGTACCAGGAATATAACGATTCCATGGTGACTCCATTTTTGGGGTATGGAATCATCGAACGTCATCAGAAAAACGGAAAGATTTCCTTTGTCGCAGTGATCCTGCCAAAAGTCAAATTTTCAATCCCGGATGATGCGGCAGATACAGCCGGAGAGTCTGTCAGCTGGCAGACGGATTCGATTGAAGGTAAATTTTATCGCTGCGGACCAAATAACGCTTTTAAGATTAAGAGTCCTGCTTTTGATACCGAGGACGACGCCGACGCGTTTATCCATGCGATCTTAGGAGCTGCTTCCTAATGGATAGAGTGGTAACGGCAAAAATTGCCGATGAGGAATATCCTCTTTGCCTAACGTGCCGCGCACAGCAGAAAATTGCAGAAAAATATGATTCGAGCGGCAATTTCGGCGGAGGCCAGAAGTTCTGCGATACGATAGCGGAGTACATTCGCATGATCAGTATTTTACTGAAAGGCGGAGCGGAATATGTTTCGAAACGGGATGGAACGGAACAAAAAGAAACTCCTTCTGAGGAGGATCTCCAAACGCTCCTGACTCCTGCAGAAGTGCTGATCGCCTATCGGAAATGTGAAGAAGCAATCAAACTTGGATCAGAACCGACCATTCATTTGGAACCGGGAAAAAAGGGAGCCGCATCTACAATCGCCCAGCAATGATGCAGATGTGGCGCGGGATCGTCAACATGCCTGCTGATGAGTTCTGGGCGACTCCGGTTGGGGAGTTTTGGGATGTTGTATCGTGTTACCAAGTGGGACACGGTGCGACACTCGAATCTCAGATTGTGGACGATTTGCTTTAGTTTCGGCAAAGGTACAGCGGGCGCCTAGAAGTCCCGCCACCATAAATAAAAAGGAAAGGAGCTAAAAACATGGATGATATCGGTGTAAAGATGTCTGCTGAGGGTTCAAGGGAATTTCAAAATGCGATAAGAGCAAATACTTCCGAAGTAAAAAGCCTTAACAGTGCCTTAAAGGAGCAGGCATCGCAGTTTGACAAAAACGATAAAAGTGCAAAGAATCTCACACAGCAGAATGAGACCATGTCAAAAGCGATTGAAGCCAATCGGTCGAGAGTTGCGATGGCGTCTCAGGAGCTGGAAAAGCATCGTGCCAAGATGGAGGACTGCAAAAAGGCATACGAGGACGCGACAAAGGCAAACGGAGAAAACAGCGCAGAAGCCAAAAAAGCGGCGGACGCATACGGCAGTCAGAAGAAAAAGGTTAACGATCTGCAGGATCAGATCAATAAAGCGAATACACAGATTAACGGATTTACAACGAAAATCAAAGAAAATGCGGCGGCTATGGCGGAATCCGGAACCAAGCTGTTAAAGTATGGGGAAAATGTAAAAAAGGCCGGAAAAGATATCCAGTCGGCCGGAGAAAAAGTCAGTAAAGCGGGGGATACCTTAACCAAGAAAGTCTCAGCTCCCTTAGTCGCGGTGGGGACGGCCTCTGTAAAAGCTTTTGAGGATGTTGATGCCGGAATGGATACGGTAATCAAGAAAACAGGAGCGACCGGGGACAGCGCGAAAGGATTAGAGTCGACCTATACAAAAGTAGCCGGGAGCTTATCTGCCAGCAAATCAGATTTTTCGGATGTCGGAAACGCTGTCGGCGAATTAAATACGCGCTTCGGTTTTACCGGGGATACTCTGGAAACGGCATCCGAACGGTTCTTAAAATTTGCGTCTATTAATGGAGTGGATGTAAACGATTCAGTCAGGCTTGTTTCCCGCGCTATGGGGGATGCCAATATTCCGGCGAGTGAGTATAATACGTTACTGGATCAGTTGACAGCAGCATCACAGGCAAGCGGGATTGGAATCGATACACTGACAGAAAGTGTCACAAAGTACGGTGCTCCTATGCGTGCCCTTGGATTTGATACACAGTCGAGTATTTCTATTTTTGCCGAATGGGAAAAAGCCGGAGTCAATACAGAAATCGCTTTTTCCGGCATGAAGAAAGCGATCGGAAACTGGGAAAAAGCCGGTAAAGATTCAAAAACGGAGTTTGCTAAAACTGTAAAAGGAATTCAAGACGGATCAATATCCGCAGAAAAAGCGATTAGTATCTTCGGAACAAAAGCGGGACCGGATATGGTTGACGCGATCCAGCAGGGACGGTTCAGCTACGAAGATTTTATGAAATCAATCGAGAATTCGAAGGGAACAGTATCGGATACTTTCACGAGTATTATTCATCCAGCCGATCAAATGAAGCAGGCGCTGCATGAAATACAGCTTGCCGGTAGCGACTTGGGCGGAGAGGTCATGGAGCATCTTGCCCCAAAACTCACGGAGCTGGGAAATTTTGTAAAAGACTGCGCGGAAAAGTTTAAAAATATGAGCAGCTCCGAAAAAGACAATGCGCTGCAGCTGGCAGGTTGGGCGATCGCGGCCGGTCCTATTTTATCTGTCAGCGGAAAAATGATCTCTACAACGGGGAAAATGATATCCGGAGTCGGAAAAGTAACTTCCAATATTGGCGGACTAACGGCAGCGTTAAAACTTTGTAAAACGACGAATGTTAGTTTGTCGGAGGCCGCAAAAACCCTTGAAGATAAAAACGCCGGGCTTGCAAAAGCGCTCGGCAGTACCGGGCTAAAAGCGGGACTTGCGGTCGCCGCGATTACGGCGGTCGGAATTGGATTCTATCAGGCATGGCAGAAAGCACATGAATCACAGATAAAGTTTAACAGCGATATGGATTCCTTATCTTCCAAAGCAGAGCAGACCAGTAAATCATTTGAGGATCTGCATAAGGCATCTGCGGAAGCGATTACCAAAGGAAACTCGGAAACCGATAATTTGACAAGTTTGGCGGCGGAACTGGATACTCTTGTTGATGCGAACGGCAGAGTAAAGGAGGGACAGGAAGACAGGGTCAATTATATCCTGAGCCAGCTAAATCCGGCATTGGGACTCAATATGACAGCCGAAGATGGGATCATTCAGAAATATGATGAGCAGAAACAGAAAATCGGAGAATTGATCCAGAAAAAGCAGGCTGAGATGGAGCTGGATGCGCATAAATCGGAGTATGAGGCAGCGCTGCAGAAGCAGTCGGCAGCCTTAAAAGATATGACAGATGCGCAAAGTGCCTATAACGAAAAGAAAAAAGAAACTGCCGAATGGCAGGAGAAAGTGGACAACTGGACAGTAAGTGATTCCGTTTCGCTTGGCTATTATAAACAGAAACTTGCAGAGGCAACACAAGAGCAGGACAAAGCTGCAACGACTTTAGGGAAAACATCTTCCGCGTATGGACAGTGCCAGCAGACGATTCAAAATTTTTCTGCCGCATCCGCTGCGATCCAGCAGGGAAATTATAAATTAGCAGAAGAGTATTTATCGAAACAAACACTTGCCTATACCGCCGCGGGGCATGCGACAGAACAGCAGCTATCCGATCAGGTGACTTCGACGGAGAGTAATTATGAGCAGTTAAAGGCGGCCTATGACAGAGGGGACGCCGGAGTCACGGAAACAATGGTAAAGAATGCGGAGTCTCTGAGAAATAAGGCGAAACAGGAATATGCCAAGACAGGCAAAGCGGAAAGTGACGCGGTGGCGCAGAGTGCAGAGGAAGTAAAAAAGAAACTGGATTCTGAGGGCGCTGCAATTTCTGCAGGAGCCGCCGCATCGATCGCCAATATGAAGCCGTCGCTGCAGAACGCGGCGGAAGACGCCTATATGGGAATTTATTCCGGGATGCAGTTAACGGCACCGCAGCTGATTAACTATGCTAAAGCACTCGGAATTAATATGCCAACCGAGCTTGCAAACTCACTCGCCGGAGCTTCTCCCAATGTTAGACAGCAGGCTGTCGATATGATTTTGCAGGTACAGTCGGCCTCAGACGAGCAAAAGCCGGGACTGATCGCAAATCTACAGCAGTTCGGAAACGATAACGGGATCAACTTTACCGATTCAATGATTTCGGCCGTCGAAGGACAGATCCCGGACTGCAAAAAGTCCGGTGCAGATGCGGCGGACGCAACGATCAATGGATCGAACGGAGAGGGCGATCCGGACACCAAAAAAGTTTCTGCAGAAAATACGGGAAACGGACCGGCAGTAGCAGATGAAGTAAAGCACGATGTCGAAAGTCAGCCGGATCCGGAAGTAAATGTAGAAGCCAAAAAAGATGAAGAAAGTGTAGAAAATACATTTAAAGCAATCTCTGATTGGTTTACAAATAATCCGGTTGTAGTCGCAGTCAAATCATTTTTTGGCGGAGGAAGTCCAGCGACAAATGCCGACGGCGGAAAAATCACAGATCCTACCTTAACTTGGGTGTCAGAGGCCGGATATCCGGAATATATCATTCCGACAGACCCGACAAAGCGCGCGAGGTCGTTATCGCTGATGTCAGAAGCGGCGGCCGATCTCGGCATGCAGGATCTATACGCTACGATGGACAGAGCCGCCGAAAATGTGACCTATGCGAAAACACCTTATAACAGCGGTCCCGGTATGGATTATGCGGCTCTCTTACAAGAAATCAAAAAGCTCGAATTGATAAAAGGAGATACTTATCAGATCTTCAATCCGAGAAAGGATTCTTATTTAGAAGCCGCGAGACAAATTAGAAATGACAAAAAGAGGTTACTGCGATGAGTGAAAATCTGACGATTACATTGGAAAGCAACGGGAGATCATGGCAGTTTGGCAGTTTTACGCAATATGGAATTATTACGATCGATGGATTATCAGCTCTTGATATCAGTATCAATTCTGCAGACAGCGCTCAATACGACGGAATCAATGTAGAGGGAGTGCATGTGGGTGGAAAGCATATTACGGCAGAGATCAAGATCGCAAAAAATGAGAATACAGATGCTGTGCGTGATTGGTTATTAGGATTTTTGAACCCGCATAATCCCGGAATCATGACGATCACCAGAAATGGAAGGAGCCGAAAGATTCTATATTATGTGTCGGAGCGGCACATAGAGCGAAAAAATCTCCACAACCCATTAGATTTGGTTGTGGATTTTTTATGCCCGTATCCGTATTTTACCGGCGAAACATTTTCAAAGAATATTGCACAGAACATTCCGGCAATGTTTACAGGCTTTAATTTATTTGAAACTTCCGGCTTTACGATTACATGGAAAGAGTTTTCCGATGAAGTTACACTCGAAAACTCCGGAGATATAGATGCAGGGTTAGATATTTTATTTACAGCAACAGGAGCGGTCATTAATCCGAAAATCTTAAATGAGACGACCGGAAAATTCATGCGAATCATTGTAACGCTAAAGTCAGGCGATGTGCTGAGGATCACGACCGGAAGAGGAAACAAGAGGATCGAGTTAAATGGAGTCAATATCAGCCATAAAAAGGATCGGGGCAGCGAATTTTTTCAAATTATTACTGGGAAGAACATTTTGAAATACAGCGCCGACGATGGATATAAAAACTTAAATTGTCTGCCCCAGTGGTCGGCACAGTACATGGGGGCGTAATAAAATGGTGGAATTTAAGATTCTAAATGGGAATTTTGAAGAGCTTGGGACAATCGATGATTTTATAGCCTTGATCTGGGACCGCAAATATTATGATGTCGGCAGCTTCGAACTGCATGTCGAAACAAAATATTTTGAATTGCTAATAGGCGCAGCATATTTATGGTCGGAATCTTTTGTAGACACGGCAGTCATTCAGTCGATCGTCCTTGATCGGGAGAAACAAGAGCTGACAATCACTGGAAACTTTTTGGATGAGATTTTGAGAGATCGGATCATTACCGATATTATTAATGCTAATAAAACGCCGGAAGAGTTTATGCGGGACTGGGTCAATCGATACTGCATAGCAGATTCTGCCAGAAGGATTAATAAGTTAAAACTGCAAAATGCAACGGGAATCGGATATAAAGTGCCGGTGCAGACAAGAGGGGATGAGCTGCCATCAAAAATCAGAGAGATCGCAACACCGCAGGAGTGCGGATTTCGGCTTGTTTACGATTATTTTAAAGATGAGATGTGGCCGGAAATTTATCAGGGAAAAGACCGAACGAAGGAACAGACAAAAAACAGTTTGGCTATATTTTCCGATGATGAAGATACGGCAGAACTAAAAAACTATACCCGTGATACAAAAGATTATAAAAACTTTGCGTATGTCGCAGGAGAGGGTGATGACAATGCCAGAATTATTGTAACGGTAGACCAAACAGCCGGAGCAGCGCGCCGTGAACTCTGGGTAGATGCCAGAGATGTTCAGAGAGAGGAGGGGGAGTCTGACAGCAGTTATCGTCAAAAGCTGATCCAGCGGGGAAAAGACAAGCTGACGGAAAGCAGAATATCAGAGTCAACAGAATTTTCCCCGGAAGAGACGACATCGTTGATTTATGGGCTTGATTACGACCTAGGGGATCTGTGTACGGCGGCAGATAAAAAAACAGGAATCAAATATGATGCCAGAGTCGAGGAAGTCGTAATATCCATAGAAAAAGGAACGGTTACCTATACCCCGACGCTTGGAAAACCGACGGTTCCGCTGCTCGGAAAACCAAAGAATCAAACGAAGATCAGTTATTCCGATATTATCGGGGCCCTACCATTATCCACCGCGGCCTACACTGGGAAATACACAGATTTAAATGGAATTCCCAACAAATACGACGTCGGAGATATTTATATCAGCACGAAGAGTACCAGCCCCGCATCAAAATACGGCGGCACATGGCAGCCTTTAGGAGGGAAGTTTTTATTCGCCGCTTATAATGATCCTAATTCAATCTATTATGGAGGCAAAGCCGGCGGTGAAGTATCTCACACGCTCACAGAACCGGAAATACCATCACAAATATATAAACCAATTGGATTAAGTGGTGGAGGAAGTCAAGATGGATATGTGTTGCAATGGAGCAAAAATAGTGGAATGATTGCTGATATTTCTATTAAAAACAATGGCGGTGGAAAGTCTCACAATAATATGCCGCCGTATCTGTGCGTTTATATGTGGGAACGAATTGCATAAGGAGGAAAATAAATGAAAATTTTAGATCAACAGGGCAACGAAATCTTGAATCCGGATTTAGAAAAAGGGCATCTGGAATCAGATAAGCTGACAATCCACCATGACGCCGTAACGGAGGTACCGGAACAGTCTCATATTGAAGTTTTGAACACCTATCCCAACGGCGGGAAGGATGTCGAAAAAGTTATTGACGTGCCAGCTATTGTTGGACACGATGCCTACGACGAATACGAGAATATTCAAAGATATATTCTTTATACCGCTGAAGAACTTGCGGCCATCGAAAAGCAGAAAAACACACCGACGATCCCTGATCGGTTGGCTGCGGTGGAAGAATTACTGCTGTCTCAAATGATGGGAGGAAATGCATCATGAGTGCAATCGCTAATTTTTTAATGATCCAGTATAAACTAGGGCATGTTACAGCCGAACAGATTAATTCTTTAATTGAAAAAAAGTTGACACAGGAAGAGGCCGACCAAATCACAGGCGGTGAGAAATAATGGCGCTGAAATATGGAATCTTTCCTGGTGTAAAAATAGGTACGACAGATGATGGACTGCCAATATCAGATAGGGCAGTAGACGATGCCTATTTTGCAAGATATCACTCAATGTTTTTAAGCAACGGTGTCTATGGCAAATCCTCTTCCTGCGGGCAAGTACTGGCAGGATCCGGAATGGGATTGATCGTGCAGCCGATTGATGTATTTATCAATGGCTGGTACGCATACGATCTCGAGCCGGAAACATTGACATTATCTGCAGCATCGGAGAGCAGGACTGATATTGTGGTGGCACAGTTAAATATTCCGGACAGATTAATAAAAATCTATGTTAAGAGCGGTACAACGAATCTCACTAGAACCAATGACGTTTGGGAATTGTGTCTTGCACAGGTTGCCATATCAAAAGGTCAAACTGTTGTTGCACAGTCTGCGATCCGTGATACACGGCTCAATAGTAATCTTTGCGGGATCGTGACGGGACTAATTAAGCAGATAGATCCCAGCACACTGCTTGCACAAATGGAATCATGGTTTACAAATAAAAAAGCAGCAGATGAAGCGGATTATCAACACTGGTATGATACTTTTACGACGGGTAAGCAAAGCGAATTTGATACTTGGTTTGCGGGGGTTAAAGACACATTATCCGGAGATGTTGCTGGGAATCTGCTGGGTAAGATTAATGCGCTGGACAGCAAAAAGGCAGATACAGCAGCACTCGCTAAAGTGGCAATCAGTGGAAAGTATTCGGATTTGGATGGAATTCCCACAGGCTATTTAACGAAAAAAGACTTATTAACATATGTTTATCCACCTGGTACTTATTATATTTCTTTTAATAATGTGTCTCCTGCTTCTTTTTTAGGCGGTACATGGATGCGGCAAGAAGACCGTTTCCTTTATGGCTCAACTCAAAATGAAATGAAAAATGGAACATATTACGGCGGCAGCAAAACAAAAACGATCTCGCAAGACAATCTACCAAATGTAGGACTCTATACGCGCGGATATCATACAGTCGACAACAACCTCGATGGCAGTACCGTACAGGTACGAGCCAGGGACTATATTATAAACGATCCGACTGATTGGATTGGTGCTTTAGGCGGCGGCGGAAAAGCCATGGATATTATGCCGCCGTACGTTGGTGTTCATATGTGGAAACGGTTGTCTTAAATAAAGAGGATAAAAATTATGATAGAAATGACAGTCAGCAAAACATCCAAAGACCCATCTGTTTTTACGTTATCACCTTCCACTATAGAGTTAGGAGGAAGAGGCTCTAATCTTATAGACAAATTGCATGTTAACTTTCCAGAGGAATGGGATGGCATGAAAATTAGAGTTACATTTTCCTATCGTACGATAAACGGTGTCAAAAAGATTCCTGCTTTTTTAGAAGAAGGAAATATAGTCAAATTGAAGTCTGATATGACAGCATGCAACGGGGATATTGAAATTGATGCCGCAGGGACGGATACTTCTGCGGCATATAGCACCGGCTGCCATTACACGGTATACGGCCACCCTGATGCGGGTGGAAGCGGCCAATCTGTTACGCCCGACGAGTACCACCAATTTGTCAGTGAAGTTAAAGATTATAGTGACTCAGCACAAGCTAATGCAACGGCAGCAGATGAAAGTAAAAAAGCCTCCGCTTTGTCGGAACAAAATTCCAAGAGCAGTGAAACCGCAGCGAAGGCAGCGCAGGGAGCAGCAGAAACCAATGCTACGGCTGCACAACGAAGCGCAAAAGCAGCGGCAGGAAGTGCTACAGCGGCGCAAGCTAGTGCAAACAAAGCGATTGAATATACTACAGCCTTTCAAAACCCTGGTTATCATAACAGTATTTACCGGGGCAAAGATATCAGCGCAAACGAAGCTGACGGCTCCATGTATACGAATATTGCCAATGGAACTTTTGACGATATTTTTGTCGGAGACTATTTTCATAAAACAGTAAACGGACAAAATTATGTGTTCCAAATTTTAGGCTGTGATATAAAAATGAATCGAGGAAGCACTCCGTTGACTGCGCATCATATCGTTGTAATGCCGACTACAAGCTTTGGCTCTTACAAGATGAATGATACCAATACAACAGATGGTGGATATGTAGGCAGTAAAATGTATACTAACGTTTTGCCGGTATGGGCGGGGTATCTTAGTAATGCGTTTGGCTCACATTTAATCACAAGCAAAGAATTATTAGTAAATGCTACTTCTTCCGGTTCCCCTTCTGGTTGGTCTTGGTTCGACTCTACCGTTAATCTTATGACCGTTGAGGAAGTCTTGGGGCATGGAACATTTGGGATAAGTCATTACGAATATTATTTCAATATTGGAATTTCTTATAGCCAACTTCCATTATTTCAGCTTTCTCCCGATAAAATCTGCAAAAGATATGCAACTTATTGGCTGCGAAACATTCCACAGTCAACATTTTTTTCGACAGTTAACAACGAAGGGTATGCACATGTTACACCGGCATCTGCCAGTGCAGAACTACGACCATATTTTCTTTTAGGATAATAAGGAGGGCTTATGAAAATTTTAGATGAAAGCGGGAATCCGATTACCGGTACGCCTGATTTCAGCACAGGAAGGTATTTGCAAAATTCTAATGGAGATTTGGTTTTTACAAAATATACAGATGCTGAATTGGCAGAAATAAAAAAACAGCAAGAATCAGACCCAATTACGCAGTTACAACTCGAATTGGGAAAAGTACAAAAAGCTTTGGAGGATAAAAGATGACACAACAAGAATTTGAAATCGTGAAAGCACTCGCTTATGAGGAGACGCCGGAGCAGATTGCAACTGCAGAAGGAATCTCAATGCCGGATGTGGAAGCGATCAGAGAAAAATTTGCAGATGAAATCATCGCTGCAAAAGCCGATCTTAAGAAAGCGGGGTATCTAAAATGAAAGGGATAGATGTCAGCGCCCATAATGGCTTTATCGACTGGAATGCAGTGAAAGCGGCCGGATATGATTTTGTGATTATCAGAACCGGCTACGGAAACGATATTAGTCAAAAAGACAAGTGGTTTGAGCAGAATATCCAAGGTGCTCATGCTGCAGGCTTAAAAATTGGTGTTTATCATTTTTCCTACGCAATCAGCGTGGAAGATGCATGTGCAGAAGCAAAGTTGGTATTACAGATCATCGCTCCATATAAGGACTGGCTTACATGGCCAGTCTTTTTTGATTACGAATATGATTCCGTTCGGTGGTCAAGGCAAAACGGAGTTGATCCGGGTCCACAGCTTGTGACGGATATGGCACTGACATTCCTGCAGACAATCGCTGCTGCAGGATATCAGGCCGGAAACTATACCAATCTCGACTATTACCGGAATTGGTTCCAAATGGAGCGGCTAAAAGATTATCCGATGTGGTTTGCACAGTATGGAGTTGATAGTCCCGCCGTTTCCTGCCCTCTTTGGCAGTTTGGCGGGGAAAATGTACCGGGCTGCAGTGGATTGATCGACAGCAATATCGCTTTTATTGATCTTTCTAACGGAAATCCCACACTGTCAGAAAGTGCACCTGCACAAGCTGACAGTGCTATTCCGGTCGATGTGTTCCATAGAGTGCAGACGGCAGAAGACGGCTGGCTTTCAGAAGTCCATAACTTTGATGATTATGCCGGGATTCGAGGCCATAAAATCACTGGCTGGGCGATCCGTGTTTCCCATGGATATATGAAATATCGAGGACATGTTCTCGGGAAAAAATGGCTGGAATGGGTTGATACCCGCGACGGATACAATCTTGCAGATATCAACGGATATGCCGGAAATGGGGAGCAGATCGATGCAATCGAGGCTTACTTTGTTACGCCGGACGGAGAACCTTATCAGTACGCCCATTACAAAGTCAGTCCAAATCTGCAAAGCTATTATCCAGAGCAGATCGACGACGAGGCAGACGGATATGCGGGCGTATTTGGCAATACCATTGATCGTGTGCAGTTGAAAGTTGCGTAAAGAGAAGGAGAAAAAAATAAAATGGATACATTAACAAAAACAAAGGCGGTATTTACCGCCGTCGTAGGAGTGTTAGCATCTTGGCTCGGAGAATTGGCTGTACCAACGCTGGTGCTGGTCATTTGTAATCTGATCGACTATGTCACCGGGTTGGCTGCAGCATCAAAGCGCGGCCAAAAGATCAGCAGCTATCGAGGTATTCAGGGCATTGCAAAAAAGGTTTGCATGTGGCTTTTAGTAGCGGTCGGTGCGGTACTCGACTGGCTGCTTTCTTATGCAGGCGACAAGCTCGGAATGACCATTCATCTTCCGATGTTGATCGCCTCCTTGGTAGCCGTCTGGCTGATCTGCAATGAATTAATCAGCATTCTCGAGAACATCGGAGATATCGGAGTGCCGCTGCCTGGTTTCTTAGGACGTCTAGTCTCAATGTTAAAAAGCAAGGTCGATTCTCAGGTGCCGGAAGACACCAGCAATCAAAAGTAATAAAAGTAATATAGATATGTAAAGTGATCCCCCAGCTATCCTTTTTATTTTAGGACGGCTGGGGGATTTTTTTGTTGTTAATACATCTAATTATATTATTGCAATTGTGTCGAATCATGACGAACTTTCGTACAAAGTGTTCCATTTTATGGTATTTAAGAGTATTATTAACGCGATAGGGAAATTGCAATAATGGGGGTATGGTTTTATGTGTAAATGGAGGAGGTATAATGAAATTAGAATTGTTTCAAACCACAGTTATGGGATACAAGTATTTTGCGCAACAATTACCAATAGATTATTCTAAGGTGTTATTAGGTGATTTTTCTGACTTTACGTACGTTGCCGCACAAACTCGACTTATGCTACTTCGTAAGTACATACGAAAAGGAAAGGGCAGTTTGTATTTATCTGATGTTGTTGATGAGGCTATCCAACGTTTTCCTGAACATTTGGACTATTTGTCTGAGTTTAAGGTACGTTTTCAGCAATCCTGTGATCAGTCACTGAATTGTGCTCTAGCAGACGGCACAGAACGGACGCTGAACGAGTCTATTGATGATACGATGTATGGTCTCTTTTTACATGCAGATGAAGAAAGGATTAAGAGAATCTCCCAAGATAATGAGTTGCTTAGGCTGTATTGTATTGTAAGACTTGTAAAAGAAATTGAAGCATTAATCATTGAACTTTTCAATTTCTTTGAGAAAAACGGCGTATCTTTTGTTGAAAAGGCGCACCACTTACAGGCCCCAGTGATTCATCTTAAATCGCAAGATTCAGAAGCACGAAATATTATAGGCTCACCTTTTTGGAGAAATCTGATTGGTTCAGATATGACCGAAAAAAATATCGCTGCTGCTTTTACCAACTCATTTGCGAAATATACGTTTGAGGAGTGGAAATTGTGGATGACTGCTTACGCTTTCACACAATTACTAGCGCAAGGGGAATTTTCTTATGACAAGATAAAGCAACTTGTGTTTGGACCAACTATTGGTGACTGGGGCGATTTTTCCGATGCAATCGCATATTACAAAGGCATTCCATCGCCGGGGATAAGTAGCATCATTCGGTATAACGAACAACGCAATATAGCGTATATTCATGTATTTCCCCATGTAGAGAAGGGATTTATCATTGATTCCCCTCAACTTATTTCAGATGCCTATATAATTACACTTGTCAAAAATTCAGGGTCGGGTGAGTGGAAAGTTTTTGCTTTCGGGGGTCATATTGACCCATTTATTCGTGAATGATTGTACATGTGTATACTCTTAACTTATTCAACACGGTTTTGAAAAATTTTGTTACTAAAGCTTTAGAAAATTATATCATTCATCTGATTTTTTGGCTTTAA